GCGCCATAACTTTAACCAGAACGGGGTTTTCGGTTTCAAATTCCCCGTTGGCGTCAAAGTAAAAGCCTTTCATGCCTGTGGCCCTCTGAATATACTTGTTGGATATTTTGACGTACAAATTGGGCTGCGCTGAAAAAATCAAGCGTTGCACCTCCTACGGAGGAAAGGGCGGGTGTTACGCCGCCCTTTCTTATACTGTTGTTACTGCAATTCGATTACGCCGACGGTTAAAGCGTGGTCCGCTGTCAGGATTTTAGCATCATTCGCCGGGTCGAAACTGATTTCTATTGTGCCGTTAGCCAGCATATAAGGGCCGGTTTCAATCTGCACAACAGTTGTTGCGAGAGCGGTGGCGGGGATGGTAAGCGCGTTGGCAGCCTTCCCAAACACACCGGCGCCGGCCGCTATGGTTGCGGTTATTCCAAAGGCTACTTTATTATAGAACACGAAACATATCTTGTTGTCTTTGCCGGTTGGGGTATAGATAAATTTCTGTGCTACACCGGCCCCGCCTTCGTCGGCGGCAGTCTGAGTTAAAACCTGAATTGCGTTTAAAGCTGTGATTTTAGTGTTTACAATTGTAATATTAGCCATTATTTATCATCCTTTCTGTTTGTGGTTCTTATATTGTTTGTGTTCTCGGCAAGGTGTTTCAATCGCTTTTTCGATTGTCCAGCCATCTATAAGCCTGCCTTTTATTAAGGTATAATTGAAGTTGTTTTTATTGCACAGTGTCATAAGCGGTAATGTCTCGCCGTTGTAGGTGTAGTACACATTTTTCCTCGTATTGGATCCTTGTTGGTACCTGGGTATCCATGTGCAGTTGTCAGGGGAATACCCTTTTCCATTATCTGCGCGTTCAATGGTCAACCCTTTTTCATAAGAATCTCCCATGTCTGCGTAAAACCCTTCAAAGGCTAACCATTTATCACACACGGTTATTCCCCTGGCACCATAATCTTTGTATGATTTATTGTATGGGTTGCTGCACCGTTCTTTCATGGCACACCATACTGCATACAATGGGGTTTTGGACATTCCATGTGTTCTATTTCTGTCTCCCACTGTTTTCCTGGAGGACATACATCCACAACTATGGGTGTTGCCATTTCTTAGGTCTGCTCCAACTACTATGCACTTATTACCGCAATCACAAAGACACTCCCATGTAACACGTTTCCTTTTTGTGTTAACCCCATGTTCCTTCATAACCAATAACTTTTCAAATCTTTGCCCTGTTAAATCTATAAATCTCATTGATACAACCCCCTTTTATAGGATTATATCACAAAATAACAGATAAAGCAAGACAGAAACCACAATATTATAGTTTCTGCTAAATACTAGTTTCGGCAGCCCATGTGAGCGTTGACTTGGACAGCTCTTTGCTCTTGATACACTTATATCCCCAAATCAAACCGCCGTCAAGCTGCGTCGCGCGGGACCCGGACAGCTCGATGTTTCTGGTTTTAAGCTGTTTTTCCGCGAAGCCGATGGCCTGATACGAGCCGCCGAGCGCGACGGATACGGGCGACGCCTGTGTGCCGCTGTTGTAAACGGTGTTGGAAATATAGGTGTCAAAGCCGAGGTCCTTGCTCCAGAACATCCCGCCTTTGCCGTTTACGCCGTTGTTAATCTCAAAAGCGATACCGGCGAGTTTGAGTTTAATCATGGCCCACGGCGGCAGGAGTACCCACATATTGTTTTCCTGAACGTTGTTTTCGTAGAGCTGACGGGCTATTTCAGATACAGCGCCGATGATTGTCGCGGAGGTTACGGTACAGGTAAGGGCCGTTCCCGCGGCGGCGTAAGTGCCGACATTCTGAAACACGGTTCTCTCCACGCTGTCCTTAATCATGTACGCGGCCCGCTCGGCCTGGGAGCCTTTGACGTCGACATTGGCCATTAAGCCGTCAACATCCTGTACCTTAAAGCAAAAGGTAGAAGTCTTGTCAATCAGCATGGCAATCTGGCTGTCGATTAATTCTTCCGCGGTTAACGTGCCGGTGTAGGCGGTTACGGTCGGGTCCGCCAGGTCTGTGAAATATACGGTGTCGCCGTATTCCTTAATGGGCACTTTAATCGGCGCGGTGCAGATTTTCTTCAATACCAGGTTGTCTTCCAAAGTGCGGTAAATCGAAGCGTCATAAAGCTCAGGGATAAATCCCCTGATTACGTTGTTAACATTCATTTATTGTCATCCTTTCATAGCCATTTCTTGCGGCTATCCTGTATTTTAGAGAGATTTTTGATTATCCAGCGTTGGTCGTTTTTGTTTTGCTCGAAGGTTTCTGCGCTGATAAAGCCCGCGTCGGACGGCGAGCCGCCGCCGGTTACCCCGCCGGGGCTTACGTCCGCGTTATCCGCGTTATTCCCGCGAATCTGTATGGACTCTTTCAGTTTGGCGATTTCCGCCGCTTTGCGGTCGCTGTCGTATTTGGCATAGGCCGCCGCAAGGGATTTCCCGTTTGAGACGGTTTCCCGCCAAACCGATTCGGGAATATCTTCAGGCTTCAGGTCGGGGTAGTATTGCAGCAGCTCGTTTACAGGGGCTAACCGCTGCTGCATCTGTGCCCGCGCCTGTTTTTCCCGGCGCGATTCGTACAGCTCCTGCGCGATTTCGTCGGGTATCTGCCCTGTCTGCGCCAGCTCGCTAATCTGCGCCTGTTTGTCGGCTTCCTCACAGGCGGCTACAAACTGCTCGACGGTCATATTGTTCTTCTGCGCCAGCTTGCCCACGTAGGAAAGGGCGGGGTCCTCCCGCATAATCTTCGCCCGTTCGCGGTCAAGGCGTTTCTGTATAATACTGTCAACTTCCGCCTGTTTGAACAGGCGTTCTTCTTTCGTTTCTGCGTCCGGCGCGGCGTCCGCCGTAATTTCCGCCGTTTCAGCGGCAGGAGTTTCGGTTTCCTGCGTTGTTTCCGCCGGCTCGATTGTTGATTCGCCGGTAACTTCGATTTCCTCTGACATATAACCTCCACATTTATAAAGCGCGGTGTGCGCTATAATTTATCCATGTTTTGACAAGCCCAAAACAAGTAAAAGGCGTGAGTTATCTATATGTTTTGCGGAGCCATACTCTGTTCAAAAGCCTGCTGCTCCGCCATCTTCTGCGCTGCCGCGTCTTTTTCAGCCTGCTGCGCCATAAGCTCTCTCGTTTCGTCAATCAGTTCCCTGGTCTTTGGTATAAATCCCTTTACCTGCCGTTCAAGGTACTGGATAAAGGTGATTTTGTCGTTTTGAAGCAGGTTGTCGAGCGTCTGCGCCGAAGCTATCTCGCTCCAATAGGAGGACGGCCCGACATCTATTTTAAGTTTCAGCTTCATTTCCCGCAGGAGGTCAAAATTAAACTGCGCCATCTGACGCCTGCCGCCGGTGTTGATTTCAACCTCCCGCAGGCCGTAATACGCGCTCATCATGTCAAGCCAGATTAAACCAATATCTTCAACAAACTGGTACTGGTTCGCCTTGACAAGCTCCAGGGGAATGGCCGAAGCCTGCTGCACCGCGATTAAGGCGGCGTGGTTTTCCGGGCGCACCTCGCCCAGCCCCGCGTCCGTCGCGCCCAGAAGTTCCTTGGTGTAGCTTATCGCCGCGTCAATGACGCCCATAATCTGTGAGGACATCTGCCCCGGCTCCATATAACGGGCGACGTCGGTGAGGCTTCCGCCGCCGCGGACGCCGATAGCCGCGCCAATCTGGTTGTCCCATTGGCTAATGACAGCGGTGTTGAACACCACCTTCGGAAAGGCGGTATTCATTAAATTAATCATCACCATCGCGAACATTTTGTTTATGAATATCTGGTTAGGGATAATACCCGTACAAACCGCCTGCCCGTGGTAGGAGTTTTTACGCTTGTCCCAGTTCATCATGGCGACAGGGTACAGTTTCTGCTTTGTCTTTACGTCCCTGCGGATAACCGCGCTTTCTACCGCCTTGGTGAACATCAGGCTGCCGGTGTCTTTATCTTTCCAGTACTTGATGATAACAGTCGCCTTGCCGGCTTCGTCGTTCGCGCCGTCCAGTTCGTACTGCGACCTGTCGCCCGACTGCTCCCCGTAATCGCTGTCGCTTTGAATCCTGTCGATATCGCCCTTGTATTTTTTGGCCTCCGCTTTCAGTTCGGATACCAGCCGCCGGGAAGAAAGGATAATATAAGGCTGTTTCTGCGCCCGGTAATCGTTGGGATTTCCGAAAAACACGTTTACGTTGTCGGCAAGCTCGCCTTCAATGGCGCCCTTCGCCTCCTGCCCCGTGTCAGTGTCCGGGTTCCAAAAAGCGTGGTAGCAGGCGTCTCCCGAAAGAGCCGCGTCAAGCAGGGACTGCCGCAGGAGGAAGTCCATTTTCTGGTCTTCCCAAAGCGTTTCAGCGTAGTCGGTGATAAGCTGTGCGGCCCCGTTGATTATCAGCCCCTCCATATCCTTCGCATCTGAGCCTGTGTTCATAGGCGTAAACTGCTGCTTAACGGCGCAGGACATGATTGAGGCTATAAAGTGGTTGATGCAGCGTTTAATAACGTTAAATACGGGAGTGGGCAAACCATTGGATACGACTCCCGCCCATTGGTCGCCAAGCGTACATACGCTCATTGGTGTTAACCGTTTCCCGCAGGTTTATCCTATTATTATAATCTATACCTGCCTGATACAGTTTCCACTCCTGAGTGACATCAGAGTCATTTTTTCGCATGGATCCATCACATCCTTTCGAGCCAATTGAAAATTCTATTCTTTAGTTTTCTGGGGGTCATAGCTGAAAATATTATTGACGCCCGCGTTTATCAGGTCCTGAGCCGCTTCGGTTTTCTTTTTTTCCTTATGCTCCTGCACAACCGCCGCGGGCGAGCGTACAGGCTCAGGCAGCTGCCCCCCGGCCAGGCGCGCGCCGTCGGAGATACCCCGCCTGTACGCGCCGAGCAGGCACACGGAAAAGCCGGCTATTGAGATAATTGTGATGATATCCATTTTTTCAGCTCCCTAATCCAATCCAAAATTAATATAGCTTTTATCCGCTTTACCGCCCGCGTAAATGTTTGTTTCAGCGTCTTTACCGCGGTCCAGGGACTCCCCCGCCTCCTTGGTGCGCTTCGGCGGCGCGGACGCCTCGCCCATAAACTGCATGCACTCGTAATTTAAGGCGTAACGGACGGCGTCGATGGAATGATTGTTTTTGTCAGGGAACTTCGCTTTAAAATTTCCCTGCCCGTCTTTTTCAAGCTCATAATTTAAAAACTCCCTGGCAGTATTGGGGCATCTTTCATCGTCAATGACAATAGCCTCCAGGCTCTGCAAAAATTTAATACCGAACTCAACGCTGTCCGGCCCCTTTTTTACAGGCGCTACGGAAAGCCCGTACTGGTTCAGCTCGTTTATGCTCTTGGGCTCCGCGGAATCAGCCAGCACCAGTTCGTTGTCATAGTTCTCGTTTTGCACATGCAGGTACACGCTGTGGTTTGATATGCCGACGCCGTAAAACTCGTGGAAAATAAAAAGCCGCTTATATTTGCGGTTGTAACTGCAAACCAGATACGACAGGGGGTCGACGGCATATCCAAAATCCAAACCTCTGTGGATAACTTCAAACTCGCGTATCTCGTCGTCGCTTATCGCGCGGCACTGGACGTTTCCGAACACCTCGCCGCCCGTACCCGTTACTTCGCCAAGGTACTCATGGTTGTAAGACGGCTCGTTTACCGCCTTTAAGTGCTCTGCCTCTGCAATAAACTGTTCTCCCAGCCACGCGGCCGGCACGCTCCTGTAGTCGCTGTGGTGGACAAGCCTGTCCGGGCGGGTGAGCGCCACCTCCGCGTTAACCCAGTTTACCTGGCTTTTAGGCGGGTTATATGTGTAAAATACTATAAAGTCCGGCCCGCCGCGTAAAAGAGTCTGGTTTATCATCCTTATTTCTTCCGTGCCGTTAAACTCGTCAACTTCTTCGTCTTTGTGTTACACGCAAGCCGTTTCCGCTTACGTTCTGTATGTTTCCATACAGAGCAGACTATATCTTGACAGCTTTCGCTATCCCTTCCGTTTCGAGCCACTTGGCCCTACTCTACTCCCTTGCGCCGTTGCCGGCGTGGTTTCGATAGTCGTTACACGTTCCTATTTCACGTCGCGATAGGATTTACGTCTTACACATTTGTCTATCGTGGCATTGCTAACGCCATATTCTTTTGCTAACGCTTTCATGCCGTCTATTGGCGAATGCCCTTTGTATCTTCTTCTGATCTCTCTTACTTGCTCGTCTGACAAGATACAAGCGAACATTACCGGCTTCTTCAGCCCCAACTTATAGGCATGCAGCATTTGCTCATTACGCGTGGCCCACTCAAGATTTTTGTAATAGTCATTAGCCTTAACGCCGTCTATATGGTTTACGGTTTTCTTATTGTAGGGGTTGGCAATAAAATGCAAGGCAACTAGTCGACATATTTTATACTCTTTTGCTTTCCCGTTCTTTACCAAAGACACCCTAGAATATCCTTCGTGGCTTGGCCTTATTTTTAAATGCCTCACCCTACCGTATTTTAAACTAATGACATCCCCGTAATTACTAACACGATATTCACCTTCATAACCCATAACATCAACATATGTCTCCACCTAATACACCTCATTTTCTTTAGGTTTCACTCATATGTATTATACCAGATTATGAAGATTTTTTCAATAGGCTTCGCCCGGTATTGTCCTCGCCGTCACGCGTTAGGATGTTCACCGAATTAGGAAGGTTTATTCTGGCCCGATATGTTAAACCAGAAATACTTGCAATACCCCTTTTTAAAAGTAAACGATTTCAGTTTTTTGGGATTATCAGCGCCCCTGAACAATATCTTCTGCCCCGTAGGGATGTACGTCAGCGCGAGGGGGCTGATGCTGTAATGCCAAAAATCGGCCACTCCCAGGATTTCAATCGCCCACTGCAGCTGTTCGCACACGCTGTCGCGCAGGGTGTCTTTTACTTTTCGCAGGGCGCAGGCGTTGGCACAGTTGTCTTTCATTATGCCAAGAATAATCTCTATGGCGGCAAAAGATGATTTCGTGGAGCCGCGTTAACGGCCGCCTTTTAACCAGAAATGCGTATATCCGCCCTGTTTTACAGCGGCGTGAACTCCTTTAAACGACGGAGAAATCATACTTGAAATTCTGATTTCAGGTGGCAATGACATCACCTCCCCTTAATATGGTCGTTGTTCTTCCGTTAACCCGCAACTCACCCTTTGCGTTAGGAATATTCTTTTTAAGTTCCTGCTGTTTAGTGTAGAACATAGTAATAAAACCTTTATACTTTACCATGTCACCGCCGCGCCAATATAGTTCAGGATTGACAGCATACTTGAACTTGTCGCCGCTTTCGACTTTGGCAATAAGATTCTTTTTAGTTAAACCTGTTACTATGCGCTTTACTTGTCTGGCTTCTCTATTAACAACCACCGCTATATCCTCGATATCCATAGGAACATCATCGTTGACAAGGTAGTTGGTATTGTATTCGCAGTATGGGAACATCATGGTTAAAAGGTAAACTTCAGGCGGTGATAACACTCGCTTCTTTGCCAATTCTTCCCACACCCCCACATAGAATTTAGTGAAGTCTTTTGTTTCTTTCCTAATGGCTTCGCTTTTATTCTTACCGTATTTCACTCCGTCAAAAGGAACCTCTCTATAGTAACGCCCTACAGGCGGCATGGGCATAACAACAACGCCTAACGCTTCAGCCGCCGCATATAACTTGTCTATGTCGTGTTGCAATTGGCCTCCACCACCCATCATAAGTTGTTTGAGGTAAATCTGAATAATGAGTATCGTATAAGTCTTTGGAAACGCAGGGATTATTACCGTCCAGGTGTGCGGCGTAGCTTTCCATGCGCCTCCTGTTCTCATGATAATCAACCCTGCTCCTTACGTCTCTTTGCTCCTTTGTTTCTTTCTGCCAGGGATAAAGAGGCGGCTCCATGCCGGGGATTAACTGAGTGGTGGAGACAACTTGCCTTGTGTCTTGGTTAAATAAATCCTTTAGAATATACCCTTTGCCATCGATATATTCATAAGTTCCGAGCGGCGGACATTTTTGTCCAAAAACACCCCTTTTAGCGGACATTTTTGTCCTGGCACTTTTCTTACTCTCTGTAGGGATGAAGTCGATTTTACGCAAATCTTCTTCTCCTATCTCAATAGTAGTGATATCTGACATGGTAAATCACACTCCTGATTTTTATTTACTCCATCACGGCTGCAATCCGTTGCCGCCGTTAAAATATAATCAGCAGGCCGTTAGTGGAGTGACTAACACGGTTGCAATCCGTTGCCTGCTAAAATTTTCCTTCGTTCAGATAGCAGAAAATATTAGATAAGGGGTATTTATACCCCCCACCCCGGTCCTCCGACCTCCCTACCCCCCTGGCACCCCATACCCCCCGCCCGCACCACACAGCAGCGCACACAGCGGCACAGCCACACACACGCACAATAAATTAAATGCGCAGCAGCCAGGCAAATGCGAGCCACAGCCGGGGTTGTCGCATGCGTACTGTCTATGGCATGCCCGCACATATGCTTATACAGGGCATACCATATGTAGTGTGGTAATAGTTGGGAGTTGACATAATCACGCTAATTTGAGGATTGAGTGTGAAAAAGCCCGCAAACCCACCAGGCGCGGGATCGTGCTTGTTTACATAATATCCATTAGCGGCCCATAAATCAATTAATCAGCCTTTTCACCGGCTTTGTCCTCTCCGGCTGTGTCCTCTGCTGAATCGGCTGAATCAATATCATCAATTATCTTAACGCCGACAAGCCCGGATAAGTTGACGTCAGTCCTGTACATGCCCAGGTGCTTGCCAAGCAGCTCCAGAGCCTTTGTAGCGCCTTTGCTATCATATATATAGCGGCCTGTGCCCGCCAGTTTTTTGTGCTCGTAGTCCCACTTCTGCACCTCTTCCTCTTCCAGGGATTTGGCGACGCAGAGGTTGAGCTTCTCAATTACCCACTCCTGTGTCAGCTTGGTTTTGGCGGACCTGTTATCATTGGCCTCCTTTATTGCGTGAGCCACCTTCGGGTTCTTCAAAAGCGTACAAGCCTGAGTAGCGGCGACATCGCTGTTCTTGCATTTATAGCCGGCACGCAAATATGCCGCGCTGCCATTTAAATCTATCAGATATTCCTCTATAAATCTCTCCTGCTTGCCCGTCAATGGTTTTTCTGCCAATCTCATCATCTCCTTGCAGTTCGGCCTGCTTTTACCCGGCCGCTCTGGCGGCTCGTTGTGTGTTTATGTTTGCTGATTGCCTCGCTTTTTTAAGGTAGTTTAATTTAATTTTCATGTTTGCAAAAAAATATTTACTTACAGCGGCGCTGGTTTGCGGGTTTTCCTGCAAAAAAATCAAAAAAAGGTATTGCAATTGCAAATGAGCTATGTTAAGCTGACAGCAAGCAGGCAGTCAGTAGGGCTGACAACCTGCAAAAAAGGGAGGTTTTAAAAAATGACAATCGAAATTGGCGACACGGTCTACACCC